AACTTGTACGACTCACTGTCGGCTCGTTACACCAAGGCTCTGGCTCGTGCTATGTCGTACACCAAGCAGGTTAAAGCTGCTGCCGTCATCAACAACGGCTTCTCCAATAGCTACCCAGGTGGCGATGGCGTTGCTCTGTTCTCGACAGCACATCCTTTGGTCTCTGGCGGTACTAACAGCAACACGCCATCTACCCAAGCTGACTTGAATGAAACTTCGTTGGAAAACGCAGTTATTCAAATCGCCGCTTGGACAGACGAACGTGATCTGTTGATCGCTGCTAAACCACGTAAGCTGATTGTTCCTTCAGCTCTCCAGTTCGTTGCTACTCGTCTGTTAGAGACCAGCCTCCGTGTTGGTACTAACGACAACGATATCAACGCGTTGAAGAACAACGGTTCGATCCCTGAAGGCTATACGATCAACCACTTCTTGACCGACACAAACGGCTGGTATTTGACTACCGACGTTCCAAACGGCATGAAGCACTTTGTTCGTACACCACTTCAAAACTCGATGGACGGTGATTTTGACACTGGTAACGTGCGTTACAAGTCTCGTGAGCGTTATTCTTTCGGCTGGTCAGACCCACTGGGTATGTTCGGTTCGCAAGGCGCTTAATTAGGCGATAGAAAAAGGGGATTAAGTTCCCCTTTTTCGATAGATTTATGCTATAAAGAATCAAATTCCGGGTATCCCGGTATGGCAAACAGTCCCGGCTGACTACATGCAGATTGCCATTACCTAACTCGCATGTGAGGACAATTCAAATGCCTGTATCAACCACCCAAAGTATTTGGCGCTCGGGCGGCGGCGACACGACTCGTCAAGCCTATTGCGGCTCTGGCCTGATGGCTGCCACTTTCTATGACGCTAACGTAGCTGTATCCAGCAATGCAACTGTTGCTTCTGGTCAAACAGCCACTGTCATTCTTCCAGCTAACGCTGTAGTAACGTCAGTCGTTATTACTAGCCCTATTACATCTGGCACGATCAATGTTGGCTACACAACCATTACTGGCGGTGTATCTAATGCTTCTTACTATGTTGCTGCTTTGGCTGCTACATCGGCTAAGACTATTACTCCTGGTGCTACTGGCGCAGGCGGCGGTATTGGTACCGTAGCTAACGCAACAGTTAACACAGTGTTGACAGTTGAAAGCGCAAGCTCAGGTGTTGGCTCAGTTGCTGGTTTCGTTACTTACTACGTAGCTGACTACTTGTTCGGTCAACAGAACGTCTAATAGGGGGTCATTATGACCATGCAAACAGACGTTAAGTCGTACCACAACACAGCATCTGGTGTTGCATATAACGGGCGTACACGTTTAAAAGGGGTATTAATGTCCCCTTCTACGTCCGTTACTTTCAACACTACATTTTGTGACAACATAAGCCAAGCTGGTACATACAACGTGCCAGGAACTGCTGTTTGTACAGTAACAATTACTAACCACGGGCTGTCAAACGGAAATAGGGTTTATCTAGACTTTACTTCCGGCACATCTTTAGATGAGGCATATACAGTCTCAAATGTAACAGCAAGCACTTTTACTGTAACTGTAACGTCTGCTACGACAAGCGGTAATGTAACAATGTATCCGTCAATCTTAGCTGAGTTTGATTGTTCTAGCGGCACGGCATATTACACATTGATTCCGGGAGAAGGCATTTTGGCTCCTAACGGTATCTATGTTGGTATTCCTAACACGGCTATTACAACCACTCTTTTTTACGGGTGATATTTAATTATGATGCAATATGACGTCAAGTCTTATCATGCTAGAGCATCTGGTAATGCTGTGACTTACGCCGTTCGCTTAAAAGGCGTGACGGTGACGTCTGCTACTGTATCTGCAAGAAACATGGCTGTTACTGATCCATCAGCAAAACTTAGCGGCACTTATAGTCAATCGTCTACTACCATTACGGTTACAAGTACAGCACATGGTTTGACTAATGGTCAGCGAGTGTTTTTGGATATTACTTCTGGTACAGCTAGGGATGGCGTGTATGCAATCACGTACATTAACGAGAATAGTTTTAGTGTAACTTCTGCTGCGCCAGCAACAACTTCTGGTAATGTCAGTGTTTACACTAACATTTATGTTGAGTTAGATACATTTAACACAATTGGGTTGCCTGTGAAGATACCTAACGAGGGCATTTATTGCTCCAACGGTATTTTTGTGGGTGTTGGTTCAAGCGTGACAGCGACGGTACTTTATGGCTAAGTCTCCGGCATGGCAGCGCAAGGAAGGGAAAAACCCATCGGGCGGATTAAACGCCAAAGGACGGGCGTCCTACAACGCAGCCAATCCGGGGAAGCCAGGTTTGAAAGCCCCTCAGCCAGAAGGTGGTTCACGGAAGAAGTCATTCTGCGCGAGGATGGAAGGGATGAAGAAGAAGTTGACATCCACCAAGACGGCAAAAGATCCAAATAGTCGCATCAACAAATCATTAAGGGCTTGGAAATGTTAGATATGAGTGGGCTATGGATGACTGTATTAAGTCTATTCACCGGCCTTTTTGCTTATGTAGCGCACGAAAAGTTCAATGAACTAGCGCGCATAACGATCTTGTTGAACAAGACTCGTGAGGAGATTGCTCGTGATAACGTCACTAATGCAGAAGTTGAGCGGATTACAGACCACATTGATCAACGCTTTAACAGGCTTGAAGCAAAAATTGATCAACTTATTTCCCAAAAAGGATAAGTCATGAAACGCAAAGTTAAAAAATACGCTGGTGGAAATCTTGTTGACAGCTCAGGTAATCCAGTTCGCTCTGGTTCTGGTGAGCCAGTTCGCACACGCAGCGATGATGAAATTGCTGAAGATAGTAAATTTGGCGGTTACGGTCGTTACATGCCAAAGACAAGAAGTATTACTTTAGGCAAATCAGCCACTAGACCTTCTGAAGATTTAGTGCCGCCTGAGCCAGCTGCGCCGTCTTCAGAGTTTGTTATGCAGGGCGGTAAAAAAGACACAGGAAATGAAGAGTCAGTAAAGCCTATAGTTGACGCTTCTGGAACTCCAACAGATCGTCTTACTGCTCGTGATTTGCAATCAAGAAAAGCAGCAGACTTATCTGGCACTAAGCCAAAACGCGACATTGTCAGCAAAAAAGAGTTAGAAAAATCTGGTCTTAGTTTGCGTGACTACATGAATAAACAGCGCGGCCTTAAACGTAAAGAGCCTAAGTTTGATAAGTTTGAACAAACAGAATTGAAGTCTGGTGGAAAAGTTTCCACAGCTTCTTCTCGTGGCGATGGCATAGCTCAACGTGGTAAAACTCGCGGGAGGATGTGCTAATGGCTACCCAGATTTTTAGAGAAGGCATGACACCCCCTGTTGATGATGACATGGGTTCAATGACAAAGTATCTTAAAAAAGATAAACCATCAAAAATTAAAAGTATTGATGATATTCCTCCGCTTCCCAATGCAAAGCCCAGAACCCCTGAGCAAAGCAAAAAGGATATGGATAAAGCTCAACAGGATTGGAATAAGAGTGAACGCAAGTTACCTTCAGGTACATTGGGTGACAACATGCGTAACTTAAAAAAAGGCGGCAAAGTGAAAAAGTACGCAGATGGCGGAATGACACAGCAGCCTACATATCCTTTCTACGGCAACACTCCGCAAGCTGGTGGTCAGAACGGCGGCATGAATCAGACATTCAACATGCAGCCACAAGCTACTGCTGATAACGGTCAAATGCAACAGCCTAAGATGTTTAAGAAGGGTGGCAAAGTTACCGCTTCTAAGATGGGTGCTGTGAAAGTTGCAAAGCCAAAGATGAGTTCAGCTTCATCACGCGCTGACGGTATTGCTATCAGAGGTAAGACTCGTGCCTAGCGTGAGTAAAAAGCAAGAAAGGTTTATGCAGGCGGTAGCTCACAACCCTGCGTTTGCCAAAAAGGCCGGTGTGCCGCAGAGTGTGGGTAAGGAATTTACTAAATCAGGAGGCGGTATGGCTGAGTCAAAGAAGATGGTTAAGAAAGAAGTGTCGTTTATGAAGTCTAAAGGCGCTCCTAAGTCCATGATCAAACATGAGATGGCTGAAGCTGGCATGAAAAAGGGCGGCATGACGAAGAAAATGGCTGGCGGCGGTATGCCGATGGTCATGAAAGATGGCGAAAAAGTTCCAGCTTTTGCTGCTGATGGCAAAGGTAAAATGAAACATGGTGGCATGGCTATGAAAAAGATGGCTAATGGCGGCATGACATCAATGGGCAAAGTTAAAACTGCTGCTCCTAGCCGTGATGGTGTTGCTGAAAAAGGCAAAACTAAAGGCAAACAAATTGTTATGGCTGGCAATAAAAACATGAAAAAAGGCGGATACTGCTAATGAGACCTTCACGCGGTATGGGCGATATAGCCCCTTCTAAGATGCCCAAGGGCGCTAAGAAAGCCCGCAGGGACGATACAGACTTCACCCAGTATAAGAAGGGTGGGAAAGTAAAGCCAGTGTGGGATAAGCCGCGTCCAAAGGAATTGGGCAAGCCGTCTGTGCTTAGTGCTGTAAAGAAAGCTTCGGCTAAAGCTATGGCTAAAGCAGCAGGCAGACCTTATCCAAATTTGGTTGATAACATGCGCGCAGCAAGGAAGAAGTAATGCCATACACAACCAGTACCACAGCGTTTAATCCTACCCTTAACGATATAGTTGAGGAGGCTTTTGAGCGCGTTGGTTTGGAGTTACGTACTGGATATGACTTCCGTACAGCTCGCCGCAGTCTTAATCTGTTACTGACAGAGTGGGCTAATCGCGGCATCAACTTGTGGACTATTGATACTGGCACCATTCCTTTAATACAAGGGCAGCATGTCTATGACCTTCCTGACGATACTGTTGATCTTATCGAGCATGTTATTCGTAATTACCCTGGCTCCGAAGCGAACCAGATTGACATCAACATCAATCGAATAAGCGTATCTACGTACTCTACGATACCTAATAAGCTGACGCAGGGACGCCCGATTCAGGTGTGGGTCAACCGCCGGTCTGGGCAGACAACGGATGCGGTAGGAGCAACAGCAAAGGTTCCACAAATATATGTGTGGCCTACACCAGATCAGGGAACAGTAAGTGCCCCGTTCTACTACTTTGTTTACTGGCGCTTGCGTCGTATGACAGATGCAGGCAATGGTGTGAATGTGGAAGATATTCCATTCCGCTTCCAAGAGTGCTTAATTTGCGGCTTAGCTTACAGGCTGGCTATGAAGCTGCCAGGCGGCTTAGAGCGCATACAGTTGCTGAAGTCTCAGTACGATGAGGCGTGGGAAATGGCGGCAGGAGAAGACCGCGAGAAAGCGCCAGATCGTTTGGTGCCTCGCATGATTACTTACAGGTGATGTATGCCAAGTAAGTATACAGCCGGTAAGAAGGCTATTGCGGAATGTGACCGCTGTGGCTTTAGGTACCTGCTGAAAGAATTAAAGAAGCTGACGATCAAGACCAAGAACGTCAACATTAAAGTTTGCAATACATGTTGGGAACCGGATCAACCGCAGTTAAGTTTAGGTCTGTATCCAGTAAATGATCCACAGGCAGTACGTGAACCACGGCCTGACGTTTCTTACTGGCAGTCTGGATTCTCAGGCTTACAGACGGACATACAAACTGGGCCATTGGTATCTGAGAATGGATATCCAAGCGGCGGTAGTCGGGTTATACAGTGGAGCTGGAACCCAGTAGGTGGCGCAAGAAGTATTGATAATGGACTGACCCCGAACAACTTGGTAGCTAGTACGTCAGTTTCAAACGTAACCATAAACTAGGAGTACGAGATGGACACAAAACAAGTTAAGCAAATCGCTGATAAAGAAGTGCGAGCGCACGAAAAGCGTATGCACAAGATGGCAAAAGGTGGCGTTACTACCGATTCCATGAAAAAATACGGTCGCAATATAGCTCGCGCTATGAACCAGAAATCAAACGGAAGAGGTCGATAATGGCTAAGTTCTCGCAGAAGGTTAAGGGCAAAGAAGTAGGCCAAGCTGCTGTGTATGCTGCTCCTCATAACATGAAGGGTCAGGCGTTAAAAGGTGATCTGCCTTATACCCCTGGCGCTAAGGTTATGGATGACATCAACATCTCTGTAGCTGGTTTGAGCAAGGGCAACTACAAAGAGACTAAGACTGACGGCATCAAGATGCGTGGCGCTGGTGCTGCAACCAAGGGCACAATGTGCCGGGGGCCAATGGCTTAAATGAACTACACCGAGTTAAAAGCTGCGATTCAGTCGTACACGGAGAACTATGAGTCCGAGTTCGAGTCTTATATTCCTACGTTCGTACAGCAGACTGAAACACGCGTTTATAACACTGTCCAGCTTCCGTCATTACGTTCCAATAAAACGGGCATATTGACTACTGGCAATAAGTATTTGCCATGCCCGCTGGACTTTTTGTCGGTGTATTCGTTGGCGGTTATTGAGAACTACAACACTTCTAATGAGGTGTATCACTACCTGTTAAACAAGGATGTGAACTATCTCAGAGAAGCGTACCCGACGCCAGCAGATACAGGTCTGCCATCGTACTACGCCATTTTTGGCCCAGCGGTGAGTAGCAACACGGTATCAAATGAACTGACGTTTATACTTGGCCCAACGCCAGATAGTGCGTATACGGCAGAACTGCATT